GTTGCAGAGGTAGCGGAGTTCGCCCTCCTTGAATCGCTTCAGGATCTCCGCCCGGCGCTCCGGCTCCGTATCCCCGCTCACTATCGCCGACTTGCCCGGCTCGTGGCGATCGATGATCTCCGCGCAGAGCCGAGCGGTCTCCACGCTGGCGCAGAAGCACAGGGTCTTGCGCCCGCGTGCGATCTGGATGGTCGCCGAGGCCATGCCGTGCACGACCGACTCGCGCTCCAACATCGTGGCTAGCTCGACGCGATCTAGATCGCCAGCGACCTTCCGTATGCCGCTGATGTCGAGGTCGTGCACATAGACCATCGACTGCCGGACGGGCACGAGGAAGCCATCCTCCACGCCATCGCGGATCCCATAGTCGCACACGCACACATCCCAGACCTTGCCCAGGCTTGCCTCGTCGGTGCGATCCGGGGTTGCAGTCACCCCAAGGCGCTTGGTCGTTGCGCAGGCATCGAAGTAGTCCGCGATCTTGCGCCAAGTGGTCGATACGGAGTGATGCGCCTCATCGAAGATCACCAGGCCGAAGTCTCGAGGTGCGAACTTCTCGATCCGCATCTTGCCATTGCGCTTTGCTGTCAGGCTCTGGATGGTGCCAACGACCACTGGAGCGGGGTCAGCCAGCCAGTTCATGTCGGCGACCAGGTCAGCCATCTCGACATCCACCTCGCAGCCGATGACATTCGCCATCGCCCTTTCGGCCTGCCGGACGAGTTCGGCCGTATGCGCGACCACGAGCACGCGCTTGCCTGACTCCACGACACCCTTGGCGATCGATGCGAACGTGACAGTCTTGCCAAGGCCCGTCGCCATCACGATCAGGCACGATCGATGCGTCTTCCAAGCCTCGTGCGTAGCTCGCACGGCGGCTTCCTGATAGGGACGCAGGCGCATAGTCAGGGCACCCAGTCTGTGAGCCTGCGGAAGCGCCGGCTGCGGGTGATACGGACCATCAACTGATCCGCGTCATCGACCGCACGAACAGGGGCCATGACGATCGCCCGCGTCAAGTAGAGGCCGATGGCGATGCAGCAGAAGGCCCATCCGAGGATGTAGAACATCAACTCGAGCGCGATCCTCATCGCTGGCCCCCATTCCCGAGCAGCGAGGCGCGATAGCGAGACACCCATCCCGTATGCGCGCAGTGTTGGCATCCGGCTCCCTCGCACTTGGGGCAGATCCCGGTCGGAGCCGAGTTCTTGAGAGAGCCCTTCAGGTTGGTGTACTCGTTGCGGCACATCGAGAGCGAGATGTAGACACCAGACGCAGACTTCGCCAGCGCCTCAATGCGCGCGTAGAGCTCGTCAAGATCAGACAGCACCGCCTTGAACTCGCTCTTGGCCTGGCGGATGCGTTCCTCAATCTCGGTCTGGTCTGATGCTTCAGGTGCCTCCGTATCGGCTGCTGCCGGCGCGTCGACATCGGCCTCCAGGTCAATGTCATCAGCCTGATGATCGGGCTGGGCCATCATGTTCTGCACGAAGGTGTGGCTGACTCGAGCCCATTGCGCGATCTGCCGGCCGCTTGCGTCGGGTCGGATCTCGATGAGCCGCAGTACGGCGGTGCGCTTGTCGTTGTTGGTGCGCCGCAGGCCGTTCGTCTCGTTAGCCGATGCCGCCAAGATGATCGCCTGCTCGAGCGTGCCCTCGCCGACCACGTTGACGCAGATGGTCTTGTCTGCACCGTTGAACCGCTGCTCGTGCGCGAAGAATCGATGGTAGCCGTCGACGATGGCGTAGTACTCGCCCTCGAGAACGCGGAACACATCGATGCATGGCAGGCCGTCGCCAACCTCGGCGTAGGCCATTACGGCCTCGTCATCGATCGTGGCACGCAGTTGGGTGCCACACTTGGGGTCAATCTGACTCAATCGGATCTTCAGTTCTGGCATGGTTCTCTCCTGAATGGGGCGGATTGAAACTACTACACATCTCAACAACTATGGTGAGTTTGTACCGTATCGGACATCTTGTCAGAGCCGGAACTACTCGCGCACGCGACCTGGTTGTGCCAGATCGCGCGCCTTTGTCATCGCCATCACTATCGGCTTTCGCGTGCGCAGCCTTGAATCCTTTTTGGCCGGACGTTCGGCACTGGTAGGGCTGCGGCGCTCCACGGTGGCAACGTTGCCACCCGCGCTTGGTCGGTCAGACCAGGCGACTCCCCAGCAGTGCTCGGGTCACGCCTGCGTTGGTGGGCGTGACTTGCCTCTCCGTAGAAGCTGCTGGGTCTGTTGTCTCTGGAGCCTACGGGGCCGCTCCTCCTGCCTTGCTCGAGCCTCCTTCGCAGAGGCGCACCGTCGAGCGCGGTTTGAGTTGGAAACGCTAGCGAGACCTTTCAGCCGCGCTAGCGCAGGGGGAAAGAAGACTAGGCCGCCGTCCCGCTCGTCTTGAGCAGGGTTGCAATACGGCCCGCCAGAACCGCCGGCCATTGTGCCGGATCTTCGGCCAGGTGTGTCCCGTCGCTTGTCAAATTCTTGCGGATTTCGTCAAGTGTGATTCCGGCCGCCTTCGCGCTTGCGCGCAGCTTGCCGGCCCGCGAGATGCCCAGCACCTCGGGATTGTGCGTCCGATCGTCGCGCTTGTCCATTTCCTCGTCATCGCGAGGGACCAGCAGGAGATCGCGTAGCCAGTATCCGAGGCTCGAGGTCAGCGCGCCGGCGAGAGCCTTGTCCAGCGGTCGCCCCTTCTCCTCTTGGAAGGGCCACCTAGTCGCCATCTGGAATGCTTCGGTTTCGCCGGCCTCGTGCACGAGTTCGTAGCTCGCTACAACCCAGTGATGGGTATCGTCGCTCTCGATCGACCACCGCGTGCGCCGTACCGCGAGTCCGTGCTTGTGCAGCGCCTCGCGACAGGCCGTCATCATGTCCTCCGCACTGGCGTACTTGTAGCGGTGAAAGGAGTTCTCGCTGCCCTTGGTCACCTGCTTCAGATCGCGCTGCGCTGCAACGAGTGCTGCGGCGAGTCGCCCGGTCTTGGTCTTCTCCGTCACTTGCTGCCTCCTTCCGGGCGAACGTCGAGGACTCGCCACGACGAGGTCGTAGCGTAGCGAGTTGCCAGATCCTTGTTCTCCTCGAGCAGCCGCTTCGTATCGAACCCTGCACGGCTGCGTAGCTTGTACGAGACGCGCCACCCCTCCGCCACGCCAAACTCCGCCTGACCGAGCGCCGTCAGCAGAGCGGCCTTCGCCTGGTCAAGAGCCTTGTCGGCTTCTGTAGCGGCCTCTCGGGCTGCCACATAGGCTTCCATCAGCGCCTGCGGGATATGCGTTGAGGTGCCTTCGATGCGGTTCATCCGTGATGCCGTTTCGAGGGTCAGCGCACCCGGCGGCGGCACATCCGCAACGACGTGCTTCTCCCAGAACTCCGTAGCGCGATGCTCGATCTCCGCGGCGTAGCCCTCGTCGAACTCAACTCGGTAGAGCTTGAACGCCAAGTGCTGCCCGTCAAGCACGGCAACGTACGCCACCTTGGACTCTGCGCACAGCATCTGGTGCTGGACTTGCAGGCGCACCGCTTCCGGCACCGCGTCGGTGCCAGGCACACCGTATCCGATCGCCTGTCCATGCGTCTTGGCCTCGACGATGTCGCTGCCACGCTTGAACTCGTCGAGCATCCCATCGACGTTAGCCCGAAGCACGCCGCGCACGAAGGTGCTGGTCGGTGCAACGACCTTTCGACCCAGTTCGCGTCCTGCCATCTCGAGCAAAGCAGGCTCGATCGACGAACCGATCATCGCGGCTTCGCTAGGGAAGCCCTCCTGCTGCGCAACCTTCCCTGTCTTCTCGGCCCACACATCGAGCGGGCTCTTCCATCGGCTGATGCCGAAGATAGCAGCCATGTCGCTGCTACCGAGTCCGCGGCTTCTTGCATCCCTCTGACGGTCGGTGATCATCGTGATCTCCTTTGATTCTGCTCACTTTGAAAGTACGCGGCCCGTCGACGGTGAGCTTCGCCTTCGAGCCAGTTAGATCGGACAGAATGATGGTCAGCGTTTCGGTGCCGTATCGCACCTCAATCCCACTGCCTTCTTTGGTTGTGACAACGAGCATCGAGTACCTGTGTGACTACTCGCCGTAGTCCCTTGTGTTGCATGACCAGCATGGCGCATGGTCTTGTGGTCCAGGCGCACCGTGCACGACCTCGCGATAGTCGCAGTACGGGCAGGTGAGAGTCGTGGTCTGCGGCTCTGGAATGGGCCAACCTCGAGCGGCCCAGAGGTCGGCGTGCTTGGCATTCGGATCCATGCACCAGTCAGCAGCGATGACGATCCGCCGGGCCTCGTCGCGCTCCCGACGCGCAGCATCGAGTTCCGCCATACGGATCTCCAACTGCTGTGCAAGCCTCGAGAATGGATCGTCGCTCATCGCCTCGCCTCCACTTCGCACGCCTTCACCTCGCGCACGAGGGACTCCATCGAGGAGAGCAGAGTGAACGCGCGCTCCGTCCACTCGTCGCCGACCTCGCAGGAGATCGGATCGGCCTCCTCGCGGCACTCGGCGAGGCACGCCGCGTAGCCGGCGATGTCGAGCGGGTTGTCGGCCTTCGGCGTGTGCTGCTCGCGCGCCAACTTGTCAAGGATCATCATGGTGGCCCAGTCCGCCGGCGTGAGCGGCGCGGCGAGTTTGTGACCGAGCACGGCGTTGATCGCGCCGACCGTGCGCGCGAAGTGCCGCGCCGGAGGTCCGTAGGCCGAGCCGCGCTCCTCGACGATGCGGAGAGCCTGGCGGAGTAGTTCTGCCTTGTTCATGTGGTGCTCCTCGTCAGAATGGGAAGTCGGTCTGCGGAACCTGATCGGCCTTCGGTGCCGCATCGCGCTCGCGTGGAGCTTGGAACTTCAGCGACAGATAGACCTTCCCGTTGGCACTGGTCTTGCGCCACGCGGCGATTTCCATCGGCTGTCCATTGACTACTGCTTGCCCGCGGAAGTCCGGCTGTCGATCGTGTTCCTTGCGATCATTGGTGAACAGGGCTCCCGTATCGTTCTTGGTTTCGTATGCCATGTCGTTCTCCTTCTGGTTAGGGATTGGGCTTGATCTCGTCGAACGCTCGACGAGCCTTCACTGCGTAGCCATCAGTGGCTTTCCGGCGCTTCGTCGCGCCGGCTGGTCCGCCGTTGTGAATGCGTGCAACCGTATCGATCGACCAGTCCTTCGCGTAGCGCGAGAGGTACGCGAGCACCACGCGCTCGGCGTAGGCGCGGTCGGTCACGGCCTCGTAGCCGCGCGCCTTGAGGCTCGGCTCGTGCTCGACGGCATCGAGCCAGTACACGCGGTGGATCTGGTACGCGCCGAGCGCGCGGCCATCGTCGCCGACGGCGCGGTCGGGAT